CGCGTGCGCGTGGGGGGACTCGCGCGAATGTTTATATTATATACCGTCTCAGATTTTTTTGAGTATTTTTGGTTGGTATATAGGGTAACACCACAAGAAGAACAAGCCATAGTACCATATAGTACCCCTAAGACCCCCAAGTGTGACCAAAGTATAAGCTTATATATGCACAGGGGGGTCTCTTCCATAGGGTAACTTTAGAGATTCAACCAGCCTTCTTCTTGTTGTGTTCCCATACTAGATACGTTTAAGCCATTCATGAACTTATATAGCTCTTCTTCTAGTAGTTCATTCCTTTTACTAACCATTTGCTTGTCAGCATCAGCAGCCATCTGGTCTACCCAGTACTGAACAGCCATAGCTAGTACGTCAAGTCTATCATCGTGAGCCAAAGCACCACGCTGTTTAGTAATCCTAGTCAACTGATACGTCAGCATATACTTCACAGCCCTCTCAGGCGGCATAGACTGTACGCTATCATAGTCCTTCTGGATTACTTTAGGGTCTATGACTAGCTTGTGTTGATTCATGACAGGCTCTAGCGTGTCAATAATCCTGTGTTCCTTCTGCTTGCTGTGGCGTACCTCTTCCATAGTTACAGGATAGGTCTTCTCTAGGTATGGCTTCATAAGCTCAGTGAACATACCGTCACCAAAGTTACTCTCAACCAGCACCATATTAACCCTATGCACCTTAGCAAGGTCTGCAAGGGTCTGTAGTGTCTCCTGAGAATACCCACCAGCAATACCACCAGCGTCTACAACGTAAAGGAAACCATTAAGCATCTTCACAATGGCGTATGCAGTCTCGTCAGAGCCTCTACCAGAGGGGTCAATGGCAAGGATACTACCTGTATACTCAGACCGCCCTAGCGTCTCCTCAGGGGCATAGAACTTATCCCCACTGAGACCTACGTTAGGTAACTCATTGAGGGGTTTCATGATGCCATACACCACCTTTTCAGGTGCTGTGTCCCTATCACAGGACATAATCATCAAGTCTGCAAGCTTTAGCGGATACTTATTAGCGTCAGAAAGACTAGTATCCAACATAAACTGGAGAGCAAAACCAGACCTACCATAACTTAGTTCTCTTTCTAACAAATCTTCGTCATCAAATCGCTTAGAGTCCGTAGGAAGCCCGTAGACAGCCTCTAGGTTGTCCTGAAGGTATTCATACAGCGAGGGAGCTAGACGGCCTCCATAGGCCTTCTCTGCCCTTTCTAGGGTAGGGTATCTAGCTGGCCAGACTCTCATGTCATAACCACGAGTAGTAAGGGTATTATAGAGGCTCATCTCGTTCTGAGGTGTACCTAGATAGATAATCTTACCGTCAGGCTTAAGAACAGCGTCAAATTCCTTAACAGTCTCCCCAAGCTTCTCACGCATCATGTGTGTCATTGAGTTGTTGGGTACTTCAACGTCATCAGCAATGATAATGTCAGCACGAGAACCAGTCAACTGACCAGTCACACCCACTGACTTAACGCTAGGAGACCCTGAGGCCTTCGCTGGGGCTACGTCAAAGGCAATCTTAGACCACCTCTGCCCATCCTTTGCCACTAGGTGTTGGCATATAGGTAGCTCAGTAATAATCCTCTGTGTAAATGTAGAGAAGTCATCAGCCCTAGCCTTACTAGCAGACACCACCATGAACTTAAGCTGTGGGTCTAGGAGGAGTTGGTGTACGACATAGGCTGCTGTGATGTAGCTTTTACCTACCCCACGAAAGGCTTCAATAATGCAACGCTTTGGTGAGTGCTGTAGGTAGTGTGCTATGTCGTATTGAATAGGTGTTGGCTCTGGGAGTCCTAGATGTTGCCATACAAGATAGGTAAAGTTCCTGAAGTCTTGTAATTGTTCTGGTATCTTAGTCATCATACATAATGTCTATAGGGTGGTCATGAGCATCTTCTGCTTTAGCCCACACTGCGTTGATTGGTGCTACAGAAAACTCAAAGGTAGTATCACCAATCTTGTGTCCTGACACTGCTCCTTCTATCTTGAAGCCTGTAGCAGCAGTAGGTTCAGTAGTATTAGTACCAAAGCCTACCTCAATAGTATGAGCATCGTGATGGTTCTGAATAGCTAAGTAAGTACGAGTATGGTCTTCATCTAGTATCTTAGTCCAGTTACCACCAGTCAGTGTCTTCTGTTCTGTTTTAAGTGAAGCATTAGCTGCTACTGTCATTGTACTGCCTCCGACATATCAAAGGGTAAGCTTTCTAAGAGATTAGCCAAGGGTGACTCAGCAGTCACTACGTCAAGGCTTGCTCCGTTGTCCTTGAGAAACTTAACAGCTACTGATAGTTCACTTGCTGTCGCTTCTCCACTCATCACACGACTTAGTAACTCTTTCGTCACTTGTTCGTGTAGAGTGTCCATCAGTTGTTTTTCTGTCATCTATCTTTTCTCCACGGTTCTTAGCTGCCTGTTCAGCAGTAGTCTGATTAAACATATTAAATATGTGTGTACTCACTTACTAACACCCTTTATCTTTTCAAAAGTACGGAGTCCTGCCATTCCGAGCATTGCAAAGGTAAGCTCAAGTAGAACGTCAGAGGGAACAGTAGGGACTTCTCCCTCTACTCCTGCCATGTTCATACCCCACTGAGCAAAGTTTGCACCAATGAATAACCAGAAGATACCTAGCGCACAAGACCAACCGATTGCTGGTCTCCATCCAGCGACAAAGATGTTCTTGTGTTTTGCCTCTGTTTGGTTTGTTGCTATCTGAGCTAGGTTAATACTACTAGCGTTCTCTATCAGGGTTTTTTCAATGTCCTGTAGAGCCTTTGCTTTACCATTCTCATCAGGAATAGTCCTATCAATTACCCCACTAATAAGTGGGAGTAGTTGTGGTATTAGAGCAGTAATCATGTTTGCTCTCCTATCTGTTCGCATTTGCTTCCTACAACGTAGGGAGGATAGAACATCTGTGGAACAACGTCTACCATTTCCTGTAGACGCTGCTCACACTGTTGTTCTGTTTTGTACAGACCACGATTGTCTCGTAGTTCTACACAGGGTGGTTCTGCATTAGGCAGCATACTACACACCAGTACCATAGCCTGAAACATTACATAACCTTAGAAAATAACATAGCAGCCAGTGCTACCATAGCAAAGGTAGACCCCATAATCATGGCTTCTAGCCGCCACATACGCTTTTCTAAGCTATCTAGCTTTTCTTTTATGCCATTGTAGCGTTCCAGACAGAGGGCTTCGTGATTATCTAGTTGTGACTGTGTACTCATTAGTCTACCTCAGGCCAGTTATTAATAGGTGCATTACCAGTAGGTATGCCTTCAGCGTCCACAGGAGCGTCATACAAGGCGATAAAGGCTTCATGGGTAGTAACACCGCTAATAGAGGCTTCTATCGCTCCTGAGGCTTCCCTGACCGATTGACGGTATGTTAGGATTTCTGAGGGGATTGCTACATCTGTCTCAGCCTTCCTCGTTACATACCAGTCAGTAGGTGCTAGTAGTCCTGCTGCCTGTGTTTTTGCTAGTGCAATAGCCTGAGACTTTAAACCAAGGATGACCACCTGTTCACCATCTTCTAGTACAGGATTACCGTCCTCGTCTACTGCATTAACATCTTCTAACGCCTTAGGGGTACTTGCGTCCCACCAGAAGCGGTTGTCAAAGGAGGGTGCAGGGTCAACCCACACCATCCCTTTACTAGTTTTCTCAGCATCA